GTGGTGTTTCACACTTTTCCAAAATGAGTTGGGCGATTCTATCGCCTTGTTTAATTTCGAACGGTTCACTCCCGTGATTAAACAAGATAACCTTCAATTCACCCGTATAATCCGGATCAATAACACCAGCACCCGTTTGAATACCGTGTTTTACACTTAAACCCGATCTCGGTGCAATACGACCATACACACCATGTGGGATCGTTGCACAAATACCCGTACTTACAATACCACGTTCACATGCGTTGATCGTCATGTTTTCCATGCTATACAAATCGTATCCGACAGATCCAGGGGATGCGCGCGTCGGTAAAGTTGCTTCGAGAGTTAATCGTTTAATTCTAAGTGTTTCCATGTTTTTTATTAATCTAAGAGTTGTTTCTTTATGTCTCTGTAGTACACGATTTATCTGCAAAAAATATATAGAAACTCAATACAAAAATTAAAAGTGTCAATAATATACGCTGATATTGTGGGAATAAAGAAAGACCCAAAATGAGTACACATAAAATATACATGTAAAAAAATTGCATATATTCAAAAATAGATCTAGTATAACGATCAAAACTCGGAGAACCTGGGAACGAAACAAAGATGGCATCACTTTCACGTTTTTTACCTGTTGGTCCAAAGTTTTTGAAAATATTTTCATTTTCATCAACCTTAATATATTCGAACTTTTCACATAAAATATTCATATTTTTTTGATCATCTTCACATTTCATACTTATAGCTTCACCGATAAACTGTTTAACATATTTTACATACCCCATATAAAGTCCGGAATTAGCAGTGGATTTACCACTACACGTACCAAAAGTCATTCTTGATAATGTTCCAAATGGTACCGGGTCTTTTGACACGAGAACTTTACAGTCATATTCATTAAAGAGTTCTAAAACATCTCTTGGATTTTTATTAATTTTTGTATCAAACCCATCGATAAATATTACAATGTCATTATCATTCTTATTTTCGAGGTATTTATACATACCTTTATATTTATCACTAAAGCCATTCCACTTAGTACCCCAACCTAAAACTTTGACTGGTACATCAAACTTATTATTTACAAGTTCTTCGAACATCCCTTGGGATTTATTGGCATATGTAACAATCTCAACTGTCATTTATTTATGTAAATATTATATTCTACACTGTAAAGAACCAAATATCAACCATGCTATTAATACATCAACACTATAATGTTCTCTCGTCGCAATCGTTAATATAGATGTAATTATTGGCCAAATTGGCCATAATATACTATTAACAAAATAAGAAATAACTATGTTAAATGTCGTGTGTCCTGAAAACATAAAATCATTACAGAACCCAAAAGGTGGTTTTAAATCACATTTTTTCATACTTGGAAATGTTGTAACATAATTTGATAAACTTCTAAATAAATACATCACACCCATTGTAATTAAAAATGTATTTTTTTTATTTTTAGTCCAACCACCAAAATGATAAACCAAAAAGAGTATTGGTATAATCAATATATAATCATTAATATAATCATACTTTTCAAGGTTTGGTAAAATTTTAAATCCCAAGTCGTATATTTTATCATTTTCCTTAACATTTCTTTTATATGAGACATAATACCCTGTCATAAGATTAAATGTGACTGAGATTAATAGAAATAAATAAATATTCAACATATAGTATATAAGTATAAAAAAATAATACGTATATTTAGAAATGAGTCTTAAGATTATTATGGGTAACATGTTTTCAGGAAAAACGTCCGAACTTATCCGACGTTTAAAACGGTACAAAGTTATAGGTAAACGTATTCTCGTTATAAATTCCAAAAAAGATACACGCGCTTCCGAAGATGTTTTACGTACCCATGATAATATTCGTTTCGATTGTATAAAAACAAATACTCTCGATGAAGTTGATTTTTCAGATGTCGACGTTATAGCTATGGATGAAGCTCAGTTTTTCACGGGTCTTAAAAAGTTTGTTGAAAAAGTTCTTGATTCGGGTAAAACGATTTTACTCGCGGGTCTTGATGGGGATTATAAACAAAGAAAGTTTGGTGAACTTATAGATTGTGTACCTCTCGCCGATAAAGTGTTTAAGATATCGGCGATGTGTATGGAATGTATGGATGGAACACATGGACCATTTACAAAACGTATCGTACAAAATGATGAACTCGAACTTGTTGGTGATCACGACATGTATAGAGCGGTGTGCCGAAAACACCTTTAGATTAGAAACGATTAATATCTAAAATAAGAACAACGCGTTTTTCTTCGCCATTTTTATAAACGCTATGGTGACGCGCGTGATCAAAAAGAACATCTTCACCAGGTTTATGTTGATGAATATCAAACTCAGTGGTAAGATTACTTGTTCCTTCGAGTGTTAAGTGGTACCGTAACTGTAAATTACTCTCGGCACGGTGTGCTGGTATAGACATCGATCCTTCCATGACCGCAATCATGGCATGATCAACACATGGTACAGTTTTTAAAAATGCGTATAATTTCGGAAAATCGTGTATTTTATAGTAATAATATTTTTGATTATATTCAAACCATGGATCAAGGTCATGGAAATAATACTTTTGCGCGTTTTCGTGTAACCCGTCGTATTCGGTTTTTATATCAAAAAAATGTTTCTGTACCCGCCAAAGTCCTATAAAATCGTCTACCGAGTAATGCGGTTTATAAAAAAATAAATCTACGATTGAATTTCGTATACCAATGAGTGGACGTAAAGGTGTTTGGAAATACAATCTATCTATAGGTGATTTAAGGTAATCATTCAATATCAATAGTATTGGTATCATGAAAATCCACATTTTTTTATGTGTATATAATAAATGCCAGGATATAAAGGAAAAGAATACTACGCACCAGTACAAACACCAGATGTTAACAAATTAGAAAAACGGTTTCTTGGTTTGACCGATATTCAAATCGGATTATTTAGCTTACCTACCATCGTTATTATAGGTTCGGTCGTATTATTCGTTCTTAATAGAAAGTCGAGATATAACCCATTTGTTCTTGTTTCTTTGATTTTAAGTTTAATACATTTTTATCATCACTACAAACTCGCTAAATTAGAAAATAAACAATAATTATATAGTATAAATGTTTATGGTCGAAGAACCGTATGGTATATCACAATTTCAAGCTTGGTTAATATCCCTCACACTTGGAATTGTGTTATATAGACGCAAAAAACGCGGTGAAAAATATATTCAGTAATTATATATGCGCGTTCGTTTAAGAAAAAGTCCACGTATTGATAAAAAGTTTAGAGTTACTTTTGAAAATGGAAAAATAGTTGATTTTGGAGCACGAGGCTACTCAGACTATACAATACATAAAAACCCTTTACGTATGCGTTCATACGTAACACGACACGGTGGGTTTGTTCCTCATATGGTACAAAAACAAACCGACCCTAAACTTGTTCATAAAAATATGCTCGATGTAACTCGAAGTGATAAAGAAAACTGGACAAAAACAGGTTTTTTTACCGCGGGATTTTGGTCGAGATGGCTTTTATGGAGTCATCCAGAACTCGAAGGTGCAAAAAAGATTGTATCTAAGAAGTTTGATTTATCTTTTCTTTAAGACCACGGCGTTTAAGATTTGCTTTTAAAGCGGTCATTAGATTTGCGCGTGGGTCTCTTCTAGTTGGAACTGGTGGTGCACGTGGCACGGGTGGTGCGCGTGGCACGGGTGGTGTGCGTGAGACGGGTTGAGAAACTCGTCGAACACGGGGAGCATTTGGTTCCACTGTTCGTAAAAGTGATTTACACGTTCGTATAAGTTTTTTTGAATTTCGAACTTGGATTTCCAAAGCTGGTTGTCGCCGTCTTTGAATTTTCATCTTGAGTTCCTTTTCACTTAGAGGAACGCGTTTCCCTTTTATTTTTTTGGTTACGCGAAGACCGAAACGTTTTGCTTCATTTTTTAATAAATCTATCTTCATTTATAATACATTAGAAAAAATTGTCCGTTCTATACATTTTCGCCTGAAATGAACCGGTTTGCCCTAAAACCGAAACATTTTCATTTCCGTAAAGTTCTCGACATCCAATATCGTCCATACAATCACGGTTATCAATAGTTACTGGAAGTGGATACACTTGATCGCCTGGCGTTGTCGTATAATAATGATATTGATCACGTCTTCCCCTAACTTCTTTGCCGTATAAAGGTAATGTTTCTTCATCTGATCCTACAAGAACCCCCATTTGTTGGACGTACCCAGGTTTATACTCTTTAATCGGTGGGTTTCTAAATTCTTTTTCAACTGGTATTTGAACTGGA